GAAACCGGCATCGATGTGAGCGAAATATAACACAGGACGGGCATAAACCATATACCTTCAAATTTGACGTTTAAGGGGCCTCAAATCAATTTTAGGTATTATATGACCTTCAGAGGGTAAAACGCAAAATAGAGGCCATAGAATGCATTTAAAGGCAGGTCGACATAATGTATACTAGATGAAAAACCGAAAAGGAACGACACATGACAGAGGAAATCGAAAGACAACGATCTGCGACAGATCCTGCGCCGCTTTTCCAATACCCGGTGACGGCAGACCTGTACAAGCATCAAATCAGAGGCGCGAACATGGCAATGGCCGCGCTCGGATTTACCGAAACAAAAAAAAATACGCAAGGAGGGTTTGCGCTTTTTATGGAGATGGGCTGCGGCAAGACGATCACGTCAATCGCCGTGGCCGGGCAAGCATACAAAATGGGCAAGGTAACGCGGCTATTGATTGTCGCCCCGGCATCGGTATGCTTCGTATGGGAAACGGAGTTTTCAGCATACGCAGGGTTTCCGAATGTAGTCCGGCAGTTGACCGGAACGCACGGAAAGCGGGTAGAGGGGCTGGACGCCATAACCAACGACAGAAGCAACGCCCTGAAAGTCGCGGTAATAAACTATGAAAGCGTATGGAGGTTGATCCGCGAGATTTGGAAGTGGAACCCGCAGATGGTCATCGCAGACGAATCCCAGCGGATAAAGACCCACGACGCTAAACAAAGCCGGGCCATGCATATGCTCGGCGATAAGGCGAAATACAAGCTGGCGCTTTCGGGGACGCCGATTCAGAATCAAGCCATAGACATATTCAGCCAATACCGATTCTTGGACGCGCGGATCTTCGGTTTCAATTATTACAGTTTTCGGAGCCGATACGCGCGGATGGGCGGATTTAATAACCGGCAGATTGTCGGCTATAAAAACCTGCAGGAACTGAAGGACAAGACAAAGGCGATTTCTTACCGCGTGACCAAAGCGGAAGCGCTGGATCTACCAGAGCAGGTATTCGAAACAAGGCCGCTCAAATTTTCAGACTTGGAAAGGCGGGTATATAACGAATTAAGCCGGACCAGCTGCGCGGAACTCAAACGCGGGGAAAGCGTAACAGCAACGATGGTGCTGACAAAACTACTCCGGCTGCAGCAAATGACCGGGGGCTTCACGGTAATCGACGAAACCAAAGAGATAAAGACGGTGAACACGCATAAGATAGACGCCTTGACCGATATTCTAATCGATTGGAAGGACACCGGCAAAAAGCTTGTGGTTTTCGCGCGGTTTACGGCGGAAATAACCGCGATTGAGAAGCGGCTGGAGGCCCTGCGGATACAATATCGGTGTTTGTCAGGAAAGACGCCGACAGAGGCCCGCGCCGAATACATAAAAGACTTCCAGACGAACCCCTACGTGACAGTATTTCTGGCGCAGATACAAACAGCCGGGCTGGGAGTAACACTGACGGCAGCGGACACGGCTGTATATTTCAGCATGGATTTTAATTACGCGAACTACAGCCAATCGCTGGCCCGGATACATAGGATTGGACAGAGGAACCAATGCACATATATAAATCTAGTCGTCAAGGACAGTATAGACGAAAAGGTGCTGGACGCCATGCGCGCCAAAAAAAGTTTGGCCGATTTTATCATGGACGATTGGCAGTCATTTTTTTCTACTTTGGAGGGGAGTATAGAGTGAGCGAAACTAAAGAGAAATATCCGTTCGAGGTGTGCAATTACAAAGAGGTGTCCGAAATAGCGGCAGTGGAGCTGGCCGGAATAAACAACATCCGATATGACCAAATCAAGATGCCAGCGGGGGGCGGGATGGCGTTTGAACTGCCGGGTGAAACGCCGGAATCGCCACGGATTGCAAAAGAAATAATTGGCGTCATAGCATACCATTATCCGCAAAACGCATACTGGGTAGCCCCATACACCGGCAACGGTACAATGCCGGATTGTTTCAGCAAAGACGGCATATATGGCGAGGATCGCAACGGTACACGGTACGAGTGCGCCGTGTGTAAGTATAACCAGTATGGTTCGCGGAACGCGGGTAAGGCATGTAAAAATATGCATCAGCTTTTTATCATAGAGAGCGGCGCGGGGCTTCCGCTGGTTTTGAACGTGCCTCCATCAAGCGCCATACGGTGGGACAATTTCCGAACGAAAATAGTGTTTAACGAGCGCCTGTGGTTAAGCCAATGCCTTGTGAAAATAGGGCTGAAAAAGGCCAAAAACAGGGATTTGATAGAGTATTCTGAGTTGACGTTCGAGAAAATACGCCAATTGGATACAGATACGTGGAAGGTAATAATTGATATGGCAAGCGCCATAAAACAGCAGGGCAAAGCGGACATGATGATTGAGGGGCCGCTGACCACGCCGGGCGCTCCGATCTATGACGATGACGATCTGCCATTCTAAGGGGGACGCCATGATCGAAAAAAACGTCAGCTATATTTGTATGCCGCTACAGCGGAACGTAAACGCGCAGACTAATCCAAAAGACTGGAAAACAGTATACTGCGCGAATTGCGGAAGGGCATGCTGGGAATCGCCTTTATGCCGCGATTTCAAGAAAAAAACCGACATAAGGGCCATATGTACAGAGTGCGCCCTAAAAGCGGTCAGGGTATAACGGTATGGTCAGCATACGGAATGAGAGGGACAGCAGCCTGATGGCGATTATATCAATACAAAAGGGGATTTTAAAGGATTTTGTAAAAGAGCGGAACGCGTTATTTGTATCCTTGGACAAGGGAAGGATACTAGACTTCTGCCGCAAATACAGTGTGCCGGTGCCGGAAGATGAAACCATCTTCTGGGCCGGGGTACATAAAGCCATAACGGGAATGATTCACATAGACCGGCAAACGCGGATCGAATCCGCGAAATGGCTTTTAAAAAACGGTTTCACGCGCCATTATATAGACGATATAACCGAACAAGAAGCGGCTGAAATCGAAAGCGGGAAATCGCAGACGGGGGATTCCTATGACGGAAACAGCGGAACTCACAAAGGATGACGTAACAGACGAACAATGCATTTACAGCCTCGACGCATACGCGGAAGAAACGGCGCTGGACAGGCTCTGGCTATATAACGAGTTTAAACTTCGGGACGGCAAGGACAAAGACGGAACCGGCTATATAAAGATTCCATATTTTGACGTAAACGGGACAGAAATCAACTACCGTAAACGATACGCGCCGCTGGAGTCTTCCGGCTCGGCGCGCTTTTCATGGGGGAGCGGCCCAAAGGGCAAAATATACGGGCTTGAGCGATTAGGCCAATTTAAAAAATCCGAGTTTGTCGTGATTGTCGATAACGAAAAGGACGTTCACACGCTCAGACGGTACGAGGTTCCAGCCATAGCAATCCCCGACGCCAAAGCCGTGAAAAACGAATTAACAGAGGCGCTGCAAAGGATAACGCCATATATACACGCCGCTCAGGGTGCATTGGGGGAATCCTTCGCATACGCCATAAAGGATATTCTATCACATAACGGATATAAAGACATTATATATTGGTTTACGACGGCAGATTTTGACGTAACCGACATAAACGGACTTTATAAAAAAATCGGCAATGAGCGGTTCCGCTACAGCGTGATGGAATTGGTAATAAAAGCGCATCAATTCGACCTACCAGACAGCAGCGGCGATCACTCGGTGGATGACCGCGACGCGGAACTGGCCGCGTATTACGAAAAGGCCGGATATTTTGTCCGGGGCGGTAGACTTTGCATGAAAAAAGAGGATGAGAGCATGACGCCGATTGCAAAGTTTGTCCCAATTCCGCTGGCCGAAATAATGAAAGACGATGGGATCAGCGATTCGCCAGAAATACTATATAGGTTCGGCGGATACAAGGACGGCAGCAGCCTCCACGAAATAACGATCTCCGCGATAGACGCGGCGAAAGGACTCTGGGAAAAGAAATGGGGATCGGCGGCAGTAATTGTCCCCAAAAAAGGCGAATATTTTTATCGGGCAGTACAGGAAGCCATATACTACTGCCGAAAACAGGAATACATATACACGTACATGGGGATTAAAACCATAAGCGGCAAAGACGTATATTTACATTCGGCTGGGCTAATCGGAGAAGCAAAAGAAGCTATAACCGTAGAGATGCGGGCTGGGCTGGAGGATTACATTTTTACAGATAGAAAAATAAGTTACGCGGAAGCGATAAAAACAGACATCGCGTTTTTAAATATAGCAAAATGGCAGATAACAATTCCGCTGCTCGCAATGACGTATTTAAGCCCTTTAATAGAATTTTTGGACAGAATTGGAATCAAGCCTTCTTTCGCTATGTTCCTATACGGGAAAACAGGTTCATATAAAAGTTCAACGACGGCAGCGGCGATGTGGCATTTTGGGACGTTCAAATATAACAGGTTCCCCGGCAGTTTTAACGACACTTCAAGCGGAGCGGAACGCGGCATGTTCGACGTAAAAGACGCGCTATATATACTGGATGACTACCATCCAGAAAGCCGCAAGGACGCCGAAAGAATGAATGCCTTCGCGGAACGCGTGATTCAAGGGATAGGAAATAACGCGGGCCGTAACCGGATGAACTCAGACCGCACAGTTGTGGCCGGATTTAGACCACGGTGCGGTGTAGTAATGACCGGCGAGTTTTTGCCTCCGCTGAAGCAAAGTACGATGGCACGAATTATCAGTATAGAGGTTTTGGAGGGTGATGTAGACCTAAAAAGTGTAATCGAACTAGAACAAGACTGGTGGAAGCTAAACATCGCCATGCAGGGATATATAAAATACATACTAAAAAACGCGGACAGGCTTCTCCAAGGGGATCTGGCAAGCCGGTTCGAGGGATACCAGCAGGAATTCATAAAGTCCAGCGAACACATGCGACAGGCATCGGCGGCAGCCTGGCTTATGGTTGGCTTTGGCATGTTCCTAGAATACGCGGCTTCGGCAGGATACGAGGATCAAAGCTATATGGCAGTATTAGCGGCAGAGGCTAAACAGATAATCCTAAACCTGATAGAAATAAATAATATCGCGATTGTAAACGAAAATCCGGGCCGGATATACATAGACACTTTAACAGAAATGCTCCGTACAGGGGACTGCTGGGTGAAGGACATAGACGGCAGCGATGACCCGACGGCACAGCCTCCGGCTTTGCCGATGAAACAGTTTATCGGGTATGAGGATACAAATTATTACTACTTGATACCGGGGACGGCATACAAAGCGGTCAGCGACTTCTATCACGGCAATTTTACTGTAGACGATAAGACAGTAAGAAAGCGCCTTCGAGATGACGGCATAATAGTCGTAGACGATAAAAATTCCAATTTGACAAAGCGAAAATGGCGTAAAGACGGCTCATCGCCGCGATATTTATGGATAAAAAAAGCTAAAATAGACGGATACTTGTCCGATGATTTTGTAAAATCCGGGGAAATAAAAGAGATAATCTAGTTTTCACACATGCGCGCGGAACCTATACGCGCGCGCGAGGAAAACACACGTCAGACACGTCAGGCACGTCAGGGATACACACAAATGCGATAATAGCGCCATTACTTCCCTGACGTGTATATATATATTACACGTCAGAATAAATAAATACACGTCAGGATATAGGATGGGCACATCCCCTGACGCGCCCTGACGCGTTCCTGACAGATTCATGACGTACATACCGCAAAGAACGTCAGGGAAAAAAGCGCATGATATCAACGTTTTTTAAGGTTCCTGACGTCTCTGACGCGTCTGACGTGAGAAAACGCGGGGATCGCGTATACAGAAAAAAAATTTGCAAAGTCGTTCGATTCATGTTCGACTAAGAAATAAAATGACATAAGAGGGATGACCAATGAAAGCCATAATCGACCTGAGAAAGCTGGGGTTCAACGTAAGTTTAACCTCAGATAGTAAAATAAGCGTAACCGGGCATTGTATCCGCACAGATTACGCGGAACGCCTCATGGAACAAGTACGCGCAAATAAAGATGAGGCGATCAGATATCTACAGGCCGAAATGACGTCCGACGCGGGGAATATTAAGCGGGTAAAGGGTTGCTTTCGGCAAGCCTATGATTTTTATGAGCGATACAGGCATACATATGGCGAACTGGGAACCAAAGAAATGGAGTCGGCAGCAGCGGCACTTCCCAATGACCGGCTTTTGAACGACCTGCTCGGCGCGGTTATAAAAGAGATACAGGACAAGGCAGCAGAAGCGGGCTGCCATATACCCACACAGACGGCGCTGGATGACATAGGATACGAAATCACAGACGATGAAGCGAAAAGAATGGGGTGCCCGTGGTGACGTCAAGCGATTTCATGTTTTGGAGCGGAAAAGAGTGGAGCGAATACATAAAACAGTTTAAAGACATAAACGGTGTCATGAAGGACATGATCGCGAGCGGCATCGCCCGAAACATGAAGGACGCGCGCGAGGCCCTCAACGAATATTTGCCGCTTGAAAAACATTTGCAGAAAAATATACTTAATTATTTAAAAAATCGCCCTGATTGCGCGGTATGGAAAGCGGCAGCCGGGCCATACGCGGTGGGCGGGATACCAGACATATGCGTCGTATATAAAGGCCGGTTTTTCGGGTTTGAGGTTAAGCGTCCATTAATAGGGAAAATATCGCCGCTTCAACGGCAAATGGCCGAAAAGATAACAAAGGCGGGCGGCAGGGTTCACTTTGTCAGTTGGATCAATGACGTAGAAAAGGCGTTAAACGAATAAATTCCTGACGGCAAATAAGTGAGGCAAACAATGAAAAGACAAAACGACGCGGCAAACGACGCGATAATAAATTACCTATATCAGCCATATTATGCCTCGCTAATGGTAGAATCCTGTAAACAGCACATTCAGCGGCTAAAAGACGAACAACAACAGGCCGCGCGGATACTAAACTCCGAAAGCGGATGCGGTCGCCCAAAATGGCGCAAGGGAAAGCTGGAGGATTTGACGGCACAACTACTGGACTACATAGACATATACGCGCAAAATATAGTGCGGTATCTGGTTGTCACCAGCGACGTTCAAAAGGCCATAGACGGCATAAAAAATCCGCTTTATCGCTACATACTTCAGGCACGGTATATAAACCTGAAAAGTTGGACAGAAATTACGAAAACAACGAATTATTGTAGGAGCAGCATAATGAGGTATCATAAGCTGGCCCTCGCGGAAATAAGCGGAAGCGTAACAAAAGAGATAGAATAACATATTGTTTTATTTGCAGCCGATATTATAAAATAGGAAGGGAATCCCCTTTCCTTTTGTTGTATGATGATCGAAAAAGGTATCCGCAATAGCGGGTGCCTTTTTTCGTTCACGAAAAGTTTACATATTAAAAAATATAAAATACGGTATTTTAAATTGACAAAATTTAAAAAATACGCTATTATTGAGGAAACTAAATAAGGGGGGTTCCAAGATGACAAGCGCAAAATACCAGATTGGCTCAAAGGTACAAACGAAAGAAGGAAAGCACAAAGGCACGGTTACCCACGTAGGAAGATGGGAAAGCGATAAATACAAAGGATTTGTATACCAATTTAAAGACGGCTGCGGGAATACATTTTTCGGATACAAAGAAAGCCAAATAAAAGCAGCGGAATAAATAGGACGCCGGGCCGGGCGGCTAAACCCGGCAGAAAGGGGATTTCAATGAAAATAGAGGTACGGACAAACGAATATGAACGCGCACACGGCAAGAAACCGCGCGGATTAGGAAACTGGGCTTTCTGGATGGGCAGCGATACACGCGATATTGAAAAGGCGAATTCATTCTTTGGTACGTATACGGAAGCCTGCAGACAGGCACGAATTAAAGCACGGGAACTTGGATTCGAAAGAGTAACAGTCGGTTCTTAAACAAAACAGCCGGGCCGGGCGGCTAAACCCGGCTGAAAGGGGTTCTCATGAAAAGAAATAAAAAGACGCTCAACGGGCGCGCATACGATCCAAACACAGCGGAACTGGTTTTCACTTTTGACGATGGCCTCGGCAATGCGGAAAGCCATAAAGAGATGGAACTATACCGAAAGCGCAACGGGGAATATTTCCTGTGGACATACGGATTCATTCAGGAATCCGAACACAGCCATTCTGCTACACGTAAGGAAGTCATAACGCCGATGACGATAACAGAGGCGCAAGCCTTCGCAGCGCCGCGAATGACGGCGAAAGAGTATGAAGCCGTATTCAACGCAGCGCAAGAGGAAAAGGTCATGATAGGAATGTGGGTGCCGGTTTCGGTCAAGGCCGCGGCAGACAATCTCAGAGCCTCGCACGGGTATCAACTATCAGATATTTTTATAGCGGGTATTAACGCGGTAATAAACGCGGGCAACAAAACCTGAAAAGATTGGACACAATTGGACAATACCGAATGATATTATATAGCCTGAGAGCATACGCTCTCCCCTATAAAGACCGGCACACAGCAAAGGCTGTCGCGCTGGTCTTTTTCGTAGATAAGGTGATTCAGACGCCATACAAGTCAAAACGCCCATGCTCATGGCCGGGCTGCCCTGAACTAGTCACGGGCAGGTTTTGTGAAAAGCACTCGAAAGAATACGCGCGGCAATACGACACCAACGCGCGTGATCCGGTTTCCACAAAGCGGTATAACGCGAGATGGGAAAAGATACGCGCCACATATATCCACGCTCATCCGATATGCGCTGAGTGCGAGCGCGCTGGCCGGATGACCCCGGCTGAACTTGTCCATCACATAAAGCCATTAAAGGACGGCGGCACACACGCCGCTGAAAATCTGATGAGCCTGTGTAACGCATGCCACTCGCGCCTTCACGCGCGCGACGGAAGCCGATGGAGAAAAAAAAATTAGTGGCGGGGGGAATCTGAATATCTGCTGGAAATTTTTTTGGAACCGGCGCTGGAGCTTCGCGCGAAAAAACGCGATTTCAAGATGGCCTATTGGCTGCCGCGCGCCGGATGGCCCAGATTCGGCGGGAGAAGCCGTAAAAAGGCTGATTTTTGAAGCGGAAAACACGTATGGTGGGCGTGTTTTACGCTTTCGGCAGCGCGTCGGACGCGGCATCGGCGCGCTCGTCGATTTTGTCGGCGCTCCGACAAAATCACGGAGAGCAAAGCAGGGTGAAAACATGGCAGACGGGCACGGGGGCGCGCGCATCGGCGCGGGCCGCAACAAAAAATCATTAAACGAAAAAATATTAAACGGGAATCCGGGGAAAAGGCGGCTGGAGGTCTTTACATTCGACGATGGGGCCGCCGATTTAAAAGGCGCGGGAATGCCAAAGCCGCGCGAGTATTTATCCGCGCGGCAGCGGGACGGTGAACCGACAATCGCCGCTGAGATATACGCCTCGACGTGGTCATGGCTACAGGAAAGCCGATGCGCGGAACTGATACCCATCGAGATAATCGAGCGATATGCACAGGCGGTGGCGCGGTGGGTACAGTGCGAACAGGCAGTAACAGAATTCGGTTTCCTCGCGAAACATCCGACAACAGGGGCCGCGATTCCGACGCCATACGTCAATATGTCCCAGATATACATGAAACAGGCCAACAACCTATGGCTCTTCATATACCAGATAGTAAAAGAGAATTGCAGCACACCGCTTCAGGGTAAAACGCCGCAAGACGACGTGATGGAACGGCTACTTGGAGGATAACTATATGGCGAGTGCTCAAACAGCCTCGATGCTACCAACGGTAAACATGACAGATTTAATGGGACAATTTGACGACTATTCCGAGGGAAATAACGACATAAAAAAGGCGCAAACGACTTCAATCAAGACAAAGGATGAGCATTTCTATCGACGGTTCACGTCGGAAAGAAAGCTTCAGGATTCAATCGATTGGGAACTGAAGCAAGGCGCGGCATACCACATCATAAGCGGCGGCGACATAGACAGCCTTTCATTCCTTGCTCATATTTTGCGCGAACAACCGCTGCGGTATTTGGCAATGTCAACGTGGTGCATGGCACAACAGGATATACAAGAAATCGACAGGTATTTCTCACGCGGCAGGATTGGCCGAATGGACAGCTATGTGGGTGAAATTTTTAAAGGCAGCTATTCCAGCGAATACGCTCAACTTTGCGATTTACACCAGAGACGCGGCGGAAGGGTGGCTATCTTCAGAAACCACGCTAAAGTTTATTGTGGCTTTGGGGAGAAATATGATTTTGCCATTGAGTCAAGCGCGAACGTAAACACAAACCCGCGAACAGAGAACACAGTTATTACTATAAACAGTGAATTGGCAAGGTTTTATAAAGGTTTTTTCGACGGGATTGTCAGCTTTGAGCGGAACTTTGACAATTGGGAACCATTTAAAATTGACGCGGGGATTCAATAATGGATATACAAGAAGTAAAAGTCGAACGGCTACACATGGCTGAGTACAACCCACGGCAGGACTTAAAGCCGGGTGACAAAGAGTATGAAAAGCTAAAACGCTCAATACAGGAATTCGGTTATGTAGAACCGATTGTCTGGAACCGCGCAACGGGCAATGTAGTCGGCGGACACCAACGGCTGAAGGTACTAAAAGACATGGGTTTCAGCCGTATAAACTGCGTAGTAGTAGACATGGATCTACAGCGCGAAAAGGCCCTCAACTTGGCGCTAAACAAGGTAAACGGCGCATGGGATGAGCAGCTGCTCGCGAATTTGATCGGCGAACTAAACGATGGCATTTTTGACGTGACGCTGACCGGATTTGACGCGGCAGAAATTGAGGATTTACTGCAGGGTACAGACCCGGACAGCGCCGATGAGGATGACTACAGCGCAGTAAAGGATGACGCGGAAGCGGATGAGGGCGCTCCGGTTTCGCGGTATGGGGACATATGGCTTCTGGGGCGGCATAGGCTGATGTGCGGCAATTCGACCGACCGCGCGGACGTAGAACGCCTCATGGACGGCAAGCGCGCCAATTTGGTATTCACAGACCCGCCATATGGCGTCGAATACACGGGTGGAGTCGGAAAGACCTGGGACATGATAAAGGCCGACAACAAACAAGGCGATGACCTATATTCAAACCTTCTGATTCCGGCATTCAAAAACCTATACGAGTTTGCAGCCGATGACGCGGCATTCTACATATGGCATGCGAGTTCAACACGGCGCGAGTTTGAGGACGCGATGACGGCAGTCGGGCTTATTGAGCGGCAGTATTTAGTCTGGGTGAAAAATAACTTTCAAATGGGGCACGCCGATTACCATTGGGGCCATGAACCGTGTTTTTATGCGAATAAGGCCGGGCAATCAGTCCGATTTTTCGGTGACCGTACAAATCAGACGGTGTGGAGAATAGCGGCACGGACGCCTGACGGCTTTGAAACGACCGTGACGGGCGGTGTTGTAGTTACGGATGGGGCCGGGGATCAGATTTTCATAGCGGAAAAAGCGCCGAAAGGGAAGAAAATCCGCTCGGTTCGTTTGAAAAATGGCGCAAATTTGCGCCTCTATTCAGACGATGCGACAGGTTCCGCGTGGGAAATTTCAAAGGAAACCGGGTTCGAACATCCAACGCAAAAGCCGGTTCTGCTGGCGGTTCGCGCAATAAACAACAGCAGCATGATCGGGGAAATTGTTCTGGATCTTTTCGGCGGCAGCGGCAGCACGATGATCGCGGCAGAGCAGACCCAGCGCAAAGGATACACGATGGAGATTGATCCGCGCTATTGCGATGTCATAGTCAATCGCTATATAGCAGCCGCGAATACAGACCGGGACGTTTTTCTGCGCCGGGACGGGCAGGAAATGCCACACGCGGACGCTATTCAATCGGCGAGTGAGTTGGCAGCGGGTTAATGAGGATAGGATGAAGATATGGCGAAAGGAAAAAGCGATTTTCAGCCTTCAAATTTTATCCTGCCTGATTCCAAATACGACGCGCGAGCGGCAAACGCGGCAGTGGCCTTCATCGAATGCCTGAAACATACGAAAGGCATATGGCACGGGGAACCGTTCAGCCTATTGGCATGGCAAGAGCAGATCGTCCGGGATATTTTCGGCGCGAAAAAGCCGAACGGATACCGGCAGTTTAACACGGCATATGTAGAGATACCGAAAAAGATGGGCAAGAGCGAACTGGCCGCTGCGATTGCGCTATATTTGACCTGCGGAGATCAGGAATTCGGCGCGGAGGTATACGGATGCGCATCAGACCGGCAGCAAGCAAGCATAGTTTTTGATGTCGCGGTTCAAATGGTTGAGCAATGCAAGCCGCTCAAAGACCGGATCCAGCTTAGGCTTTCGTATAAGCGGATGATATACAAGCCGCTGATGAGTTTTTATCAGGTTTTGAGCGCGGAAGCCTACACCAAACACGGGCTGAACGTACACGGTGTGGTTTTTGACGAACTGCACAGCCAGCCAACAAGGGAACTATACGATGTCATGACCCACGGCAGCGGGGACGCCCGCAAACAGCCGCTCTATTTTTTAATAACGACAGCCGGTTACGACCGCAACAGCATCTGCTGGCAGGTACACAGCAAAGCGAAAGACATTCTCGTGGGCAAAAAGCGAGATCCGACGTTTTACCCGGTTATATACGGCGCGGAAGAAACGGACGATTGGACAAGCGAAGCGGTATGGGCCAAAGCTAATCCTTCCCTCGGAGTGACG